TAATAACCTAACTGGAGGTCTTGAATGACAGTATATCCAACGGTCAACATTCCTCGTCACCGTGACGGGGATCGAATGATCACCCATTATGATGCGAGGAACGGGGTTAACACTCCTTACCATTTACGCCAATTAGGCCTTTATGGTGAGAATAGTTTCTCCCGTAACATTGTTGAGAAGGACGAAGGAATCTGCAAAACTCAGTTTAGCAGCTTCCCCCCATCGGAGGCGGTTGTCTCTGGGATACAGTCGTATTCCTTTGAGAACCTCTCCTACCCGCTTCTCGCCGATTTGATTTCTCAGATCGCCGAAAAGTGGAAGGGGTCGTCTTTCAATGTTGGGGTTACTGTTATGGAGGGCCGAGAGTCTCTTAGCATGATCCGCAATCGCCTTGCAAGTATCGCAAATGCCGCTTATGCAATCCGGAGAAAGAACTTCTCCGCTGCATACCGTCATTTAGCAGGTGTTTCCCGCTCAACCCGCCGTTCTGTGTCCGCTGCAAAGGATTTTTCCAATGCATGGCTAGAACTGCAGTATGGGTGGTTACCCTTGCTTAACGATATCTACGAGGCAGCTGATCAAATTAAGTTCAGGCCTACATCGAAACGTTTCCATGCTTTTAAGCGTGAAGATGGTTCGGTCTTGCCTAGCGGTTCTTATAGTGACCCTTCTTATATAACTAAGAAGAAGAACTACAAGCTCCGTGCTCTCACCGCCACCGTGCGGAACGACCCGGACTTCTTTGATCGTTGGGGCCTTTCGGACCCTGCGTCAATAGCCTGGGAACTCGTTCCTTTCTCTTTCGTCGCTGATTGGTTCGTACCAATAGGTAGTTACCTATCAGCGATGCACAACGTGGGCAACCTTCGCCAAAGCGAAACTAGCGTCACGGATGTGTACGAAAGACAAATTGACGTTAGTGTTGGTTCCAACTACCCAGTTGGCCCTTCACGCGTCGTCGGTGGCAATTTCCATTCTTCAATTCGTTACTTTCAAATGACTCGATTGGGGGAACCCGATCTGAGAACTATGTTAGAAAACGAATTGCCACGCGCTTTGGTACCTAGGTTTGAACCTAGTATCAAGCGTGTGATAAGTCTGGCTGCCCTCGTTATTCAACGCCTCCGCTAGCCCATTAGTGCTCTTTCGAGCTTAATGAATCAACCAACCTGGACCTTTTTAGAAGGATATATATTATGGTTGCAATCGCACCCATTGATTTGGTTGATGCCGAATCAACACCCGTCACTCATACGTTCAATCCAATCCAGACGAATCCTCCGACCTACCGTGAAAACGGCGGAACGAGTTCTTCGTCTATTGGTGAATCTGAACTTACTATGAGTATACGTCGTGCTGATCGGACAAATCAATCGATCCACAAGGCTCGTATAACACTACGGGTCCCAATCATGGAGGTCGCTACCGGGACGACTTCTGGCGGTTACGACGCCCCTCCTGCCGTTGCGTATTACTTGCAAGCAAACGTAGAAATGCTTTTGCCTGCTCGTAGTACTGCACAGCAACGTGAGAACATTAGAACAATGATGGTTGACCTCTTGGCTGATAACCAAGTGACCAGTCTCGTTGATTCTCTTGAATCTCCGTACTAGTAATCTAGTGAAGGAACTCGTATATGTCAACTAAGTTGCATTTTGGTAGCCCTTTTTCCTTTCGGAAGAGTTTAGCTATCATCCGTCATGTCGTCCAAGAACTTGGGTATCCTTTCGATGTCCGTGAGGACCTCGAGGGGAACCTGTCTCAGAGCTTACCAATATCAGATTTTTCTGATCCTAGTATGCTATGGCGTCATCAACAGTGTCTAGCGCTATTCAAAAAGAATAACGCTTTTCCACCGGTTGTTGACACCACTGAGGCGGCTTTATCTAAGTTCCTGGAGTCCGAAGATAAGTGCCGTCAGACCAATGTCAGGCTTCGAGATAAAGTCTCTCTTAGAACGTTAGAACGTTTTAAGGGCGCTAGCCTCATTTTCGAGGTGTCGCGTAAAATAGACCATATCTTGGGTCCTGTCCCTGATCTTTCAGAACTTGACTTCGGCTTCGGCCCCGGAGCGAACGTCGGATTGAGTAGATTTACATCTATAAGGAGGAAACTTTCCTCTCCTTTTCCGTCGTTAACGACAAACGCCTGGAGATTCTTAGAATTCTTTCAGGCAGAGTTCCCATTTTGGACGAATTTAATGGCCTCTCGGCCTGTCCAAGGTGGCAAACTCACGTTTGTCCCCAAATCGTCTATGATCGATCGTCCCATCGTAGTTGAGCCTCTGATAAACTCCTTTGCCCAAAAGGGCATTGGGAGTTATATCAGGTCAAAACTACGCCGCTTCGGTTGTGATCTCACCGACCAAGCCGCTAATCAGCGTCTTGCTCGGCAAGGGTCCATAACCGGAGAGTACGCGACGATTGACTTGGAGAGCGCCTCAGATACCATCTCTTATGAGTTGGTGAAGGCGCTTCTCCCCCCGGCGTGGTTCGATCTTTTATGTGAATGCCGGAGCCCATCCTATAGGCTTCCCTGTGGTGATTTTATCACCCCAGAGAAGTTCTCTAGTATGGGGAACGGTTACACATTCGAGCTCGAGTCGCTTATCTTCTTTGCTCTTTCCTCAGTAATATGCGGAAAGTCCATATTCTCTGTTTACGGTGATGATATTATTATCCCCACCGATAAATTTGAGACTATGCACGATTGCCTTTCTCAGTTTGGCTTCTCTCTTAATTTAGAGAAGTCCTTCTGGTCGGGTCAGTTTCGTGAAAGTTGCGGGGCAGACTATTTGGGAGGTGTTAGTGTGAGACCTTGTTATCTGAAAAACAACTTTTCTATAAAAGAGCTATTCAGATTTCATAACTACTTCGTTAGAAGCGGTTATGACGAGATTGCACTCAGTCTCTTAAAGTTTATCCCCAAACGTTTCCGGTTTTTCGGTCCGGATGGATTCGGTGACGGTCACCTTATCGGTGACCATCCCCGCCTCCGTTCGGCCCGTCATAAACGGAACGGCTGGTCAGGATATACTTTTGAGACTTTCGTTTCCCGCCCTCTAGTCAGGAATGAACCCCTGAATGGAGATTACACTGCTTTCCTGTATCTTAATACAGAGAAGCCTCCCAGCGACCTCTGCCTATATGGCACGCCGTCTGAGAGTCCTCAGGCTTCGACTTCTCTCTATTATGAGAGGAATTTGAACCCTGAGAAAGTGTATAAGCGGAAACGAA